GCCAGAGAATTGCATTTTTGTTACGCCCCAGATCAACAATCTATTGATTGACGGAGCCGCCGCCAGAGGCGCTTACCCTATTGGGGTGAGTTGGAATAAGCGCGACAAAAAATTTCAGGCGAAGTTAAACATAAACGGCAAGTTAAAACACCTCGGCCTTTTCACCGACCCACACGAGGCGCACCTTGCGTGGCGCAAGGCGAAGTACGATTACGTCCGCGCCGTTGCGAAAGAGCAAACCGATCAAAGATTGTCTAAGGCATTATACCTAAACGCCGACATGATCCTGTCTGGCGAACACCCAATGTTGCAGAAGGAGAACTCACATGGCGAAGAAGTCCAAGGAAGCGGCACGATGGGAGCCGCAAAAGAAAGCGCATCGCCGTCACAGGCGTCGTCCGCTGAACCATCAAAAGAAACTTGGCCCCAAATCTGTATGGCGGTGTAGGTGATGGACTACGCGACAGAACTTAGATTCGACCAGCGCGATGCAGCGAAGGTGTCGCCGGATTGTCCGTATTGCCGAGGAACCTGCGCCGTCGTTGTGCGTGGCATATCGACGGCTGAGGCCGTTGACGCTTGTGCGTGGTGCGCGTGGGTGCAGAGAGGTGACAGTGCGTAACATTGATGGTTATTTTAACAAGCGTGTCCACGAGAAGAACCCGCGCCCAAAGTCAACGCTGCGCCGCGAGATCGAGGTTCTGACAAAACAATTCCTCGACGACGGCGGTAAGATCACGTTATGTGACAACAGCCGTCATTATGACAACGAGCAAGACTGGCGATGGGGGCGCGGGGGCAAGAGACAGGAGGTGAAAAAATGAGGGAATTTTTTTCTGTGCTAATCATGGCCGGTGCGGTCTTTGCGGCGGTATATATTGCCATGCCAGATACCGTGAACCTGATTTCTCGCGGTGATGTTGTGATCGACCAGCGAGGCGGTGGTATGCGGGGCTGCAAATGAGCGATGAGTTCAATTTTGTTGGCGCCGCAGCCGAGCATTTCGTGGCTCACGATCTGTGGCGCCGACAGATTGAATGTTCGCTCACCTCGCAGAACATGGAGTTCGACCTGATTGCCTTTACCCCGCAGACGGTCAGGATACAGGTCAAGGCCAACTCGCGCTTGCTGAATAAGCTGTCTGGCGAGCCAGCCTATGCCAAGCGGTATGACCGCTACCGTTTCGATTGTTCACGCACACGTAAGGGCTACGAGAACATAGATGTGTTCGCCTTTGTGGCGCTGGATAAATTGCAAATCATGTATGTTCCCTTTACGGGGCAAAGGTATTATACGTTTAAGGCGGAGGACTTTGATTCTCCGATGCTTGCTGAAATAAGCTGGTTTTATTGCATGGAGCGATTGTATGGCGAGAGCGCAGAGAGCGACTGATCGCTCGCCGCGTCGTCGTCGCACCCGTGACGAAAACGCGCTTACCGGGCTTAATCTGGATTTTTCTGAAAGTCCGACGGTATGGAAATTTCTAAACGACGACAGCTTTGTTCGTGGGCTGATGGGGCCGGTTGGCTCTGGCAAAACTTATGCTTGCTTGGCAGAGGTCATGCTGCGTGCTGTGAAGCAGCCGCCCTCACCGATAGATGGCATCAGGTATTCCAGATTTGCAGTAATCCGAAATTCCTATCCGGAGTTGCGGACGACGACTTTGAAAACGTGGCAGGAGATATTCCCGGAGAATGTCTGGGGGGCGATGCGGTGGTCGCCGCCGATCACGCATCACATAAAGCTGCCGCCCCGTGATGGCGCGCCGGGGCTTGATTGCGAAGTTATCTTTCTCGCCCTAGATCAGCCGCGTGATGTGCGAAAGCTGCTGTCGCTGGAATTGACTGGCGGGTTCATTGACGAGGCGCGTGAATTGCCGAAGGCCGTTGTCGATGGCCTGACTTCGCGTGTTGGCCGTTACCCGACCAAGCAGAACGGCGGCTGTCCTTGGCGTGGCGTCTGGATGTCCACGAACCCAATGGACTCGGATCACTGGTGGCCTAACCTTGCGGAGAAGAATCCCATTCGTGGCCGCTATCCGTGGAAGTTCTACAAGCAGCCCGGTGGCGTTCGTGAAGGCACGAAAGAACACGACGACGCGATTTTCGCGGCTGGCAAGCATTGGATCATGAACGATGCCGCCGAGAACCTGAATAATCTACCGCCCGGTTATTACGAGCAGCAGCTTGCCGGTAAGACGATTGACTGGATTCAGTGTTATGCCGGGGCGCAGTACGTCTATGTGCAGGACGGTAAGCCTGTGTGGCCGGAGTTCTCCGACAGCCTGATGTCCTATGACGTTGAGATCGAGGTCGGTATGCCCGTTCATGTGGGGCTGGACTTTGGTTTGACGCCAGCCGCCGTGTTCGGGCAGAAGATGCCCAACGGTCGCTGGCACGTTGTCCACGAACTTGTGGCGTTTGATATGGGGTTGGAGCGGTTCGCCCATCATCTGATGGCGGACATCCAGACCAAGTTCCCGAAGTCCGAGGTTTTTATCTGGGGCGACCCGGCGGGTGGCAAGCGCGATGAAATCTTTGAGGTGACGGCGTTTGACCATTTGCGGACTTTGGGCCTACGCGCCCAGCCCACGGCGTCCAACGACTTCATGGTGCGCCGCGAGGCCGGTGCCATGCCGATGAACCGCCTGATCGACGGCAAGCCGGGGCTGCTGGTTTCGCGTGACTGCAATCGCACCCGCAAGTCGCTGGCCGGTGGCTACCACTTCAAGCGCGTTGCGATGGGTGGTGGGCATGAGCGGTTCCGCGATATGCCGAACAAGAACGAACACTCGCACGTTGGCGATGCCTACGGGTATTTGATGTTGGGCGGTGGCGAGCATCGCATCCTGACGCGCAACCCCAACGGCAAGGCTCAATACAAGCAGACCGTCGCCGCGACAGACTTCGACATCTTTGCGTAAAAAAACGCCGCCCCCGAAGGAGCGGCGCAAGTAACAGGGAGAAAACACGAAGTAGAGACTGCTGAGAAGGTCATATGTCTCGTTCTTGATGGTATCCGCGAATGGACGCAAAAGCAATATCCGATAATCAGCGCAGCGCGATTATCCCCTTTTTCTGGGGTCACGCTCTTTCGCTGGAACTGCGTGACTTTGAGAAAGATTATTTCGTCCATGTGCCGGACTACATGGATCGTCTCAGGATGTACGCGACGAATGGATCGGCCCTGACGGCTCTGGTCGATGGCGTTCCGACAGTTTGTTGGGGCGAAATACCGCTTTGGAATGGCGTGTCGGAGTTCTGGATGCTTGGAAGTCATCGTTTGAATGACGCACCGCTATCGGTCAGCCGTGGTGCGATGCGGTATTTCAATCGCATCGCCGTCGAAAAGAAGTTACATCGACTACAAATTACGGTAGATATGCGGAACGATGTTGCTTTGAAGTGGGCTAAGTGGTTAAAATTCAGACCAGAGGGCGTATTGCGCCGATATGGGCCTGATGGGTCCGACCACATGATGTTTGCGAGGACACCAGAATGAGTGGACTTTTTGGCAGCGCCAAGGCGCCAGCGCCCGATCCAGAAATTGCAGCCGCGCAGAAGCGGCAGGAAGAACGCCTTGAGGCGGAAGAAGCGCAGAAGAAGCGCGAGATCGCCTCTCGTCGCCGCGCTCGCCTTGTCGGCGGTCAGCGTATGCTTTTGTCGTCTGAGCGCGAGGACGCGCAGATGGGCGTCCAGTCAACTCTAGGAACGGAGGCTTAATCATGGGTGGTATCGTTTCCAAGCCAAAGGCCCCGAAGCCCGCGCCCGCGCCGGAACCGGAGGAAAAGCCTATCCAGTCAACCAGAGAAGATCGGCAGAAGGCCGCTCGTCTTAGGGCGAGGGGGGCGGGTGGACGGATTCTCCTGACCGGACCTCAAGCCTTGCGGGCATTGATTGACCCGCTTTCCCTGAAAGATACCTTGGGGCAGTAGCAATGCCTAAAGTCGTTCTCGCGGATGGCAAGACCCGCACCTTCGCTTATACAAAGTCTGGCATGAAGGCGGCAAAGGAATACGCCCGACAGTACGGTGGCCGTGTTTCCGAGGTGTCGATGAAAACCAAGATGATGAAGAAGAAGGAAAAGTAGATGCCGATGAAGGAAGGCAAGTCTGACAAGGCTATCGGCCAGAACGTCAAGATGCTGATGAAGGAAGGCCGTCCGATGAAGCAAGCCGTCGCCATTGCGATGCGTAAGGCTGGTAAGCCGATGCCGAAGGGCAAGAAATGAAAAAGCCCGTCTGGGAAAAGAAGCGCCCTAAAAGCGCGGGCAAGCCGAAGTCTTTGACGCCGGAGCAGAAGCGTAACGCCATGCGTGCAGCGAAAAAGGCCGGTCGCCCTTATCCCAACCTGATCGACAATATGCGGGCCGCTCGTGGTTAAGAAGATTTACCAGAATCCCGCTGGCGGGCTGAACGAGGCTGGCCGCAAATACTTTGAGCGCAAGGAAGGCGGCAACTTGAAAGCGCCGGTCAAGTCCGGCACTAATCCGCGCCGCGTGTCTTTTGCCGCTCGTTTCGCTGGCATGAAGGGTCCGATGAAAGACGAAAAGGGCCGACCGACGCGCAAGGCGCTTGCTCTCAAGGCTTGGGGCTTTGGATCGGTGGAAGCCGCTCGCAACTTTGCGGCGCGGAATAAAAAGGATTAAGCGATGCTCCCGGTAGAACAAATCCTCAAGCGCCATGACGCCGCGCAGCGCCGCAAGGACAACTGGCGCCAGATTTACGAAGATTGCTACGAGTTCGCTCTGCCGCAGCGCAACCTGTATGACGGCTACTACGAAGGCGGCGGCTCGCCGGGCCAGAACAAGATGGTCCGCGTATTTGACTCCACCGCCATCAACGCGACACAGCGTTTTGCCAACCGCATCCAGTCGGGCCTGTTCCCGCCGTATGGCCGCTGGTGCCGTCTTGAACCCGGCCCCGACATCCCCGAAGAACGCCAGATGGAAGCGCAAATGGCGCTCGATCTGTACGCCGAAAAGATGTTCGCGCTTCTGCGCCAGACCAACTTCGATCTGGCGATGGGCGAGTTCCTGCTTGATCTTGCTGTTGGCACCGCCGTCATGCTTGTCCAGCCGGGTGACGACGCGACACCGATCCGCTTCACCGCCGTGCCTCAGTACCTTGTCAGCATCGAGGAAGGCGCACATGGCAAGGTAGATAACGTCTATCGCCGTATGCGCCTGAAGGGCGAGGCGATTAAGCAGCATTGGCCCGATGCCGTCCTGCCGGATCGTCTGGCGCGAATGATCTCGGAGAAGCCGACCGAGGAAGTTGAACTGATTGAGGCCACCCTGCTTGACGTTGAGCGCGGTGACTTTGACTACCACGTTATCTGGCCGGGCGCGAAAGAGCAGCTTCTCCACCGCAAGATGAACTCGTCGCCGTGGATCGTGGCGCGTTACATGAAGGTGGCGGGCGAGGTTTATGGTCGCGGCCCGCTGGTGACGGCGATTCCCGATATCAAGACGCTCAATAAAACGCTGGAACTTCTGCTCAAGAACGCATCGCTCTCGATTGCCGGTGTCTACACCGCCGCAGACGATGGCGTGTTGAACCCGCAGACGGTACGCATCGTGCCGGGTGCGATCATCCCCGTGGCGCGTAACGGTGGCCCGCAGGGCGAAAGCCTCAAGCAGCTTCCGCGCTCAGGCGACTTCAACGTATCGCAGATCGTCATCAACGATCTCCGCATGAACGTGAAGAAAATCCTGCTGGACGACAGCTTGCCGCCTGACAATATGAGCGCCCGTTCCGCTACGGAAGTCGCGGAGCGCATGAAGGAACTGGCGCAGAATCTTGGCTCTGCGTTTGGCAGACTTATCACCGAGACCATGGTTCCGCTGATCTCGCGCATCCTGTATGTGATGGATGAGCGCGGTCTGATCGAGATGCCGTTGCGCGTCAATGGCCTTGAAGTCAAGGTCACGCCGGTATCACCTATCGCTCAAGCTCAGAACCTTGGCGACATCGAGAAGATCATGCAGTGGGTCCAGCTTTCTTCTGGCCTTGGGCCGGAGGGCCAGATGGCGGTCAAGACTTCTGCCATCTCGGACTATGTTGCTGACAAGCTGGGCGTCCCCGCCCAGTTGCGGACCACGATGGAGGAACGTCAGCAGATGATGGAACAGGCTGCACAGATGGCCCAGATGGCCGCGCAGCAGCAAGGCATGATGCCGGGTGGAGGAGAACAGCCGCCCGCACCTGAAGGGGGAATGACAGAGGAGGAGATGATGATGGAGGAAGGTGAAATTTAATGACAGTAGTAGAAGGCTGGGACGGGATTCGCTCCGTTGAGCCGGAACTGCGAAAGACGCAGAAGGACGATCAGGACGAACTTGATCGGTTGTATCTCCGGGTTTTCGGCAGTGAAGATGGGCAGAAGCTACTCGCCCATTTACGTTTCATAACAATCGAACAGCCAACGTGGTATCCCGGCGAGGAAGCCTCGCATGGGTTTGCGCGTGAGGGCCAGAACTCAATCGTCCGCGAAATCGAGCGGCGCATGAAAAGAGGTAGTAATCAATGAGTGACGAATCTCAGGGTCTTTTGGACTCCGCTTCGGTCGAGTCTGAGGAAGATAAGTCCACGCAGGAAGAAGTCAGCATCTCTCACCTTGAGGAACCCAGACAGGCAGAGCCGTCTGTGGACGATGTGACTGTTGCGGAGGACGGCGAGGAAACCGAGTTTGAGCGCCCAGAATGGTATCCAGAGAAGTTCTGGAACGAGGAGGAAGGCCCAGACATCGAGAACCTTGTGAAGTCCTACAACGAACTTCAGAAGAAGATGATGAACGGCGAACACAAGGCGCCCAAGGAATACGACACCAAGGTGTTGCAGGACGCTCAGGTGCCGGAGGACGACCCCCTTTTCACGGCCTACCGCGATTGGGCCAAGGAAAACGGTATCAGCCAGTCCGCCTTCAACGAACTTGCCAGCAAGTTTATTGAGATGTCTGGGGCTGAAGCCGAACAGGCCAAAATGTCCTATCAGGAGGAATACAAGAAACTCGGCCCGAACGCGGATGTGACGATCAAATCCATGACCGATTGGGCGCAGAGTCTTGTCCGCAAGGGCATCTGGAGTCAGGACGATTTTGAGGAGTTTAAGATCATGGGCGGCACCGCCCAAGGTCTGCGCGCCTTGCAGAAAATCCGCTCCTATTACGGCGACCAGCCTGTGCCGGTTGATGTTGGACCTGTTGATGGGCTTCCGTCCAAGGAAGAACTGAACGCGATGGTCGGCAAGCCGGAATACGTCAGCGACCCGGCATACCGCGCCAAGGTCGAAAAGCTGTTCGATCAGGTTTATGGGACGCAGGACTACAATCCCAGCTTCTGATTTATATTTTCTATTGACACGGGGGGTATTTACATACCCCCCGTTTATCTATATCTTGTAGGCGTTGGAACAACCGCTTGTCGGCCCGGCACAAACGCTTGGGGACTTGTGCGTAACAGTCCAAGCCGCAGCCCGGTGACGGAACAACTGCTTGGCGTCTAACCATTAACTCTGATTGAAAGGATAAAGAAATGGCTGTTGGCATTTCTTCGGCCTTCGTTCAGTTGTTCGATGCGGAAGTCAAACAGGCTTATCAGGCGTCCCGTGCGCTTGCCGGTGTTGTCCGCGAACGTAACAACGTGGAAGGCAATCAGGTGAAGTTCCCGAAGATCGGGAAAGGCACCGCTACTGTGCGTGTTCCTCAGACTGATGTGACCCCGCTGAATGTGTCGTACTCTCAGGTTACGGCCACCATGTCGGACTACATCGCTGCTGAGTATTCCGACATCTTCCATCAGGCGAAGGTTAACTTCGATGAGCGCCGCGAACTGGTGCAGGTCGTTGGTAACGCGATTGGTCGCCGGATGGATCAGCTTGTCATCGACGCGCTGAACTCGGCTTCGTCCCCCTCCACCGTTGGCACTGACATCGGTGGCGTTGGCACGAACCTGAACCTCGCCAAGCTGCTGGCGGCTAAGAAGGCTCTGGACGCGAAAAACGTCCCGGCTGAAGGCCGTTGCATGGTTATTCACGCGAACGGCCTTGCCGCTCTGCTTGATGAAACCGAACTGACCAGCAGCGATTTCGCCACCGTCAAGGCTTTGTCGATGGGCGAAATTGACACCTTCCTCGGCTTCAAGTTCATCATGCTTGGCGACCGTGACGAAGGTGGCTTGCCGCTGCCGTCAACCCGTTCCAGCTTCGCGTTCCATCGTGACGCGGTTGGTCTGGGTGTTTCCATGAACCAGAAGTCCGAGATCAACTACGTCCCCGAAAAGACGTCGTTCCTCGTTTCTTCGATGTTCTCGGCTGGTGCCATCGCCATTGATGACGAAGGCATTGTCAAGATCAGCAGCACCGAATAAGGAGGGCTAGATCATGGCTTTTGATTCCGCTGGCCTCGGTGTCGTTTCGGCTTCCAAGAAGGGTAATGCTCCCAGCATCTACACCTATCAGACCGCCGACACGATTGCCGACGTAAATACCGCTGGTTACTTCAATGATCTGTCGGACACCCTCGCGGTGGGCGACCTGATCTATTGCGTGACCTCCACTGGTGGCACTCGCGTTAGCACGCTCACTCAGGTTCTGTCGAACTCTGGTGGCGCCGTTGACGTTGCTGATGGCACCACGCTGGCCGCTACGGACGGCGACTAATGGATTGGGGGCGGGCTTGTCCCGCCCCCTTTCTTCCTGATTGGAGTTATCAGAATGGCCGCTGGCGATACCAAACTTTCCATTTGCAACGACGCCCTGCTTCTTCTTGGCGCGGCCACTCTTTCAAGTTTCTCTGACGGCACTGATGAGGCGCAGATCGCGGATCGTCTTTATGATGATCTGCTTGGAACTATCCTCATGCAGTATCCGTATTCTTGGTCGATCAAGAAAGTTAAGCTGGCCCAGCTTGAGGCCGCGCCGATCAATGAATGGAAATACAAATACGCATTGCCGGGTGACATCCTTGGCAATCCCAAAGCCGTGTTCACAACGAGCGCGGTCGGCGGTGTGCCGATGCGCGAGTTTGAAATTTACGGCACCGCGCTGTTCACGAACTACGAGTCAGTTTGGATTGATTACCAATACGAGCCGGATGCGTCATTCTTCCCGCCGTACTTTGTGCGGCTTCTCCGTACCGCTCTTGCCGCAGAGTTTGCTGAACCGATTACAGACCAGCTTACCAAGGGTGATTACTTCCACCGACTCGCGTTTGGCACAACGCCTGAGAATATGCGCGGCGGACTTGTACGCGTTGCGATGAACATTGATGGCGTTGACCGCCCCAATCAGAACATTCTTGACTTCCCGCTTACGGATGTCCGTGCATGAGCCGCATCATTCAGATTCAGAATGATTTTACTTCTGGCGAATTTGATCCGCGTTTGCGTGCGCGGACAGATATAGGCCAATACAAGTCTGCGCTTTCAACGGCAACAAATGTTTCGATCCAGCCGCAGGGCGGCGCCGTGCGGCGCGACGGGACAAAGTTTATTTATGAGTTAGACTCTGGAGCCGCTGATGCGGTTCGCATGGTGCCGTTTGAGTTTTCGGTGACAGATAGTTATATGCTGGTGTTCACACCGGGCCGTATGTATGTGTTCAAGAACGGTGCAATCGTTACAAACATTAACGGCTCCGGCAATGACTATCTATCCGTGGCCTCACTGACTTCTGGAATTATTCCAGAAATGAACTGGGTGCAGAGCGCCGATACTGTTATTATTGTTCACGAAGATTTAGCGCCTGTTAAAATTCTTCGTGGAGCGACGGATGCAAGCTGGACTGCCAGCACTATTACATTCGATTATATTCCGAAATACGCCTACGATATCGACACTCATAATCCTACATTTACGATCACTCCATCCGCCGTAAGTGGCAACATTGAGATCACGGCATCCAGCACCACCACGGATACCGGCAGCGCACAGGCCGGTACTTCTACAACAATTACTCTAAAGGCGGCTTCCAGCTTCACATCCGACGATCAGCCGAATGGTATGTTCATCGAAATTACGGCTGGTACAGGAGTTGGACAAAAACGGCACGTTGAAGATTACGTTGCTTCAACAAAAGTCCTGACTGTTGATCCGGCGTGGGACACTGCCCCAGACGCGACATCGAACTATTCAGTCAATCCATTTAATGAAGCTGCTGTCGGTGAATACATCAATGCAGAGAGCGGTTTTGGCCGCGCAAGAATTGTTGAGTTTGTCAGCAACACAAAAGTGAAGTGCTATGTCGTGGCTCCATTCTTCGACACAAATGCGATCACTTCTGGCAAATGGTACAGCGAGCATGGATACGAGGACACTTGGTCGTCAACTCGCGGATGGCCGCGCAGCGTTTCTTTCCATGAGGGCCGGTTGTTCTTTGGCGGCAGCAAATCTAGGCCGTCAACCCTATGGGGTTCACGGGTATCTTCTTTCTTTGACTTCTCGCCAAATGAATCATTGGACGACGACGCGGTTGAGGCAACGCTCGACACAAACACTTTCAACGCGATTGTCGATATCTACTCTGGGCGTCATCTTCAGGTGTTCACAACTGGCGGCGAGTTCTATGTGCCACAGGCGCTCGATGAGCCGATTACCCCTGCCACGCTGATTGTGAAGAAGCAGAGTGGTTATGGTTGTAAGGCCGGTATTAGGTTGCAGAACGTCGATGGCGCAACGCTGTTCATCCAGCGTCAGGGCAAGGCGTTGCAGGAATTTGTTTATACCGACACGCAGCAAGCATACATTGTTTCCAAGATTTCTCTTTTATCTTCCCATCTCTTGATTGATCCATCCGAGATTGCCGTGCGCGTTGCGACCAGCACGGATGAGGGTGACCGATTGCTTGTCGTCAATGACGGCGATGGCTCGATTGCGTGCTACACCTTGTTGCGTTCTCAGAACGTGATTGCGCCATCTCGTTGGACAACGGATGGACAGTTCATCAATATCGGAGTTGACGTCGATACAATCTATGTCGCGGTCAAACGGAATGTAAATGGCAGCGATGTTTATTATGTGGAGTTGTTTGATGCAGATACGTTACTGGATTGCGCGAAGTCAGGAGGCGCTGCTTCGTCTGTGGCAATGGCTCACCTTGAAGGCGAAACAGTTAAAATCATTCGTGATGGGGTTGTGGAGCCGGATCAAACCGTCCCGGCCAGCCCCTACACCGTCACCTTCGAGCAAGCCGCGACGGAAAGCTACCAAGTCGGACTTAACTTCACGCCGGAAATCAAAACGCTCCCAGTAGAGCCTCGCTTGCAAAGCGGTTCGTTCAAGGGCTTTAAGAAGCGGATTTTTGAGGTGAACGCCGAACTGTATGCGACTCAGGCTATCACGATCAACGGCAAGGAAGTTCCGTTCCGGCGATTTGGTGATGA